TAGAGTTCCTCCTAAGTCGCCTTTTGAAACAGGACAAGCCGTAGCACAACCACAGGACGTATCACAGTTTTACGGACAAAGGTTTGATCCTAGTAAGATAGGCACTGATCCATCATTAGGTGTGTCCCAACCACTACAACAAACATTTGTGCCACCACAAGCACCCACAGCAGACCAGATACGGTTAGCAGGTGGCGTAGACGCTTTTGCTAAACAACAAGCTGCTCCTATTATTCCCACAGAGCCAGACCCACTACAAGACCTACCTGTCGGTGTGTCAATAGAAGCTGATGGACAGTTCACAGGCACAGGTGGACTAGGTGCAGTGCAAGACGTAGACCCACTAAGAGCAGATATACAAAGTAGACTAGCTAAGAGTAAAGAACCAGAAACTGCAACTATGTTTAGAGGTCTTGGCGCAGAGTATGATAGAGCAAAAGAGCAAGCTAATCTAGCCACACTGCAAAAAGGTATACAACGAACAGGAGAGCTACAACCTCCTAGTTTAGAACAACAAATGGCAGGTTTAACAGGAACAGTGCAACCTTCTGTTGCATTTGGTTCTGCCCCTACTATAGGTGGTCTTGGACAAGTTACAGGAGTAAGTGGCACACTGCCACAGATAGGACCAACTGCACCACAGCCTGTTGCTCCATTTACTCCTTTGGGTAGACCTTCTGATATAGCAAAGCTTATGCCCTCAACTGCTGACATAGAGGCACAGAAAGCTGCTGAGGCGAGAAAGGCTAGAGAGCAACAAGAAAAGATGATTTACGAGGAAACACAAAAAAGAGTAGACGCACAAATGAAAGCAGCTAAAGCTGAAGAGGATAAAAAGGTTAATGCTGTAAAAGCTAAAGCTGCAGAAGATGCAAAGCGTAGAGAGAAGCAGGAGACGGATAGAGATAAGTTTGACTCTCAGGGTAATTTTGTACAGCAGTCCACTGATGATTTTGCAAGAGATGTTTACGCAAAGAACGTGGCAAGTGGTTACTACGAGCAATCTCCAATGTACGGAACTGCAGATCCTCTAGGTAGATACGACAGTGGTTCAGATGATAGCGACTCAGGTGGAGGTGACTCAGGTGGAGGAGGCTCTACAGGTGGTGGCTCTTCAGGAGGCAGTGATAAGTCTATAGTCTGCACAGAGATATATAGACAAACACAGCTTGCCGATTGGAGTAAAGCTATGAGAGTATGGGATACATATCAGAGGCGATACTTAACAATTGAACATGAGATAGGATACCATTGGCTGTTTAGACCTTACGTATCAGGAATGAAGAAGAGTAACCTGCTAACAAGGTTTGGTGCTTTGATGGCAGGTAGACGAACACAACACTTAAAACACGTTCTTACAAAAGGTAAAGCCAAAGATGATTTATTTGGTAACGTGTTTTGTAAAGTAATACATCCAACGGTGTATGTAGCAGGAAAGATAAAAAACTTTCTTGATAGTAAAACGAAGGCGACCTGACAGGAATGATTGTCAGCCCCAACAATAGGAGTAATGAATATGCCAGAGTTAGAAAACGTAGAAAAAGTAAAAGTAGCAGGGTTTGTTGATCCACGCCCACGCAAAAACAAAAACGCAGATCGCATCAAAAAGGATGAGGAGGAGTTGCAAGAACTTCTCAAAGCCAAAGAGCAAGGTGGACAACCTGCTGAGGAGGTCAAAGAAGTATCTGATACTAAAGAGGCAGACGAAGCAAAACAAGAGGATCAGAATCTTTCAAAAGAAGAGCAGTCTTTTAAGAAGAGATACGGTGATCTACGGAGACACATGGCAAGCAAAGATAAGGAGACTGAGGACAGAATCAAAGCTCTTGAAAGTCAGCTATCAAAAGCTACTAGAAATGAGTTGGTACTACCCAAGTCTGAAGATGAAATAGCTGAGTGGACTAAAAAGTATCCTGACGTTGCAGGTATAGTCGAAACAATAGCTGATAGAAAAGCCAGAGAAAGATCAAGCGATCTTGACAAACGGCTTGAGAACATAGAAAAGATGAGGGTGGAGGCTACAAAAGAAAAGGCTGAAGCTGAACTTATGAAGCTACACCCTGACTTTTCACAAATAAGAGAGGACGACAAGTTCCACGATTGGGCAGAGGATCAACCTAAGTGGGTACAGGACGCTCTCTACGAGAATGTTGATGATGCTAAGTCTGTTGCACGAGTTATAGACTTGTACAAAATAGATGCAGGTATCACAACTAAAAAGAGCGATAGTAAAAAGTCGGCAGCTTCTGCTGTGAACACTCGCTCTAAGGCTTCTCCGACAGCAGACGAGTCTAACAACTACATTAGGGAATCCCAAGTAGACAAGATGTCAGACAAAGAGTATGCTAAAAATCAGGAAGCTATAATGGAAGCAATGCGATCAGGTAAGTTTGTATACGATTTATCTGGTGCAGCACGATAAAAAAGTGTTGACAAGGCATTTTTTCTAAATATAACTAACACGTACAAACAAAGATTGTCTGACTACCTACGACAAGTATAGACCCAATCTGTTTGAAATCATGTAATCAAACAACATTGCAACTCTAAAAAAGCGTAGCCTCTATAATCGTAAGTTTGTTATTAACGCCATAACAACTTTTACAGGAGGATTTATCATGGCATTTCAAACAGTATCAGGTTACGGCAACTTACCTAACGGTAATTTCTCGCCAGTAATCTATTCGAAACAAGTACAGCTTGCGTTTCGTAAATCGACTGTTGTGGGTGACATTACTAATTCTGACTACTTTGGGGAAATTTCTAACCAAGGTGACACCGTTAGAATTATTAAAGAACCTGAAATCTCAGTCAAACAGTACGCACGAGGTACACAGGTAACAGCACAAGATTTAGATGACGAGGACTTTCAACTCGTTGTTGATAAGTCTAACTACTATGCTTTCAAAATGGACGACATTGAGGAAGCACATAGTCATATAAATTTTATGCAACTAGCTACCGACAGAGCAGCATACAAGCTTGCTGACCAATACGACCAAGAAGTTCTTGGTTATCTATCTGGTTTTGCACAGTCTGCTATTGGCTCTGTTGCAAGCACAGCTAACTCAACCGTTAACGGAACTAAAGCCGTTAGCACTGCAGGTTCTGATGAACTTCTTACTTCTATGAAGTTAAGGAAGGACTCATTCGGAAACATCACCACATCATCAGCAGGGGATCACTCAATTCCTGTTGCTAACGTGCCAGGTGGGGCAACTGCTGTTCCGACAGCAACTGCTTCTCCAATGCAGATCGTCAACAGAATGAACCGTTTGTTGAATCAACAGCAAGTTGATACACAGGACAGATGGCTCGTTATTGACCCTGTATTTATGGAACTACTAGGTGATGAAAACTCTAAACTAGTAAATGCTGATTTCGCAGCAGCTGACCTTAAAAATGGTTTAGCTCTACCAAATCTAGCAGGTTTTAGAGTTTACGTTTCTAGCAACCTTCCTGCAGTTGGTACAGGACCAGGAACAACTGGCTCTGCAAACCAAAACTCAAACTTTGGTGTGATTGTTGCAGGACACGGCTCTGCCGTTGCGACTGCTGAACAACTCAGCAAAACTGAAACATACCGTGACCCTGACAGCTTTGCTGACATTGTTAGAGGTATGCACTTATATGGTAGAAAGATCCTCAGACCTGAGGCTATCGTTACTGCCAAATATAACGCAGCTTAGGGGAGGGTACTAACATGGCAACTTTTGACTTAACAGCAAAATCAACCACTGGCGTTGGTGCTAACTCTATCGCAGCTTTACCTGCAAACGCAGGAACGCACATGGTGCGAACTATCCAAGAGTACTTGGACATTGACGCTCTTATAGCAGCAGGTAACACTATTGCTAACGGAGACGTTTTCCAAATGCTTGAAATACCTGCAGGAACATTAGTTCTAAACGCAGGTGCTGAAGTTATGTCAGCATTTACTTCAAGTTGTACCTTGGACATGGACTTTGGTGGAGGTGATGACATCATTGATGGTGCTGATATCACATCTGCAGGGTTCTGTGCTGCAGGTTCTAACGGACAAACCAACACAGTAGTAGGCAACGCAGCCTCAACATACACTCAATTCATCAGCACTGCTGATACGATTGATTGTACGATTGCAGGTGCCGCGGCAGCTACAGGTAGGTTACGAGTCTACGCAACTGTCATTGACTGCAATGACCACGGTGCAGTAGACAAGGCAACAGAAGTCGATAGAGACTTATTAGCTTAAACTACTTATTGTTTGGGGCAGGGCAACTTGCCCCTTACATTATTAGGATAGGGTGAATGGCAACTTTTTTATCATTAACAAATAGTGTATTAGCAAGATTAAACGAAGTGCAACTCACCTCTTCTAACTTCTCTAATGCGAGAGGTATACAGGTTCAAGCACAAAACGCTGTAAATGAATCAATACGATATATAAATCAAAGGGAGTTTCAGTATCCCTTTAATCATACCACAAAATCACAAACACTTTCACCAGGAATAGTTAGATACAGCATACCCACTGATGCAAAGCATGTAGACTACAACACAGCTAGAATAGTAAAGAATAGCACACTAGGATCATCAGGAGCAAACTTAACTATTCTTCAGTACAACGATTACATCAACAGAGAAAACGTAACACAAGAAGACGAGATAGTTACAACAACACTAGCAGAGGCATTAGACGCTAGTGAAACAGAGATAGACCTTACAAGTTCCACAGGCTTTGACAGCACAGGAACTATTTTTATAGAAAACGAAGAGATAACATACACAGGTATTAGCACCAATACCCTTACAGGATGTACACGAGGTGCTAACGGAACAACGGCTGCAACACATGACAACGGCACATCTGTTGCACAATTTGATAACGGTGCAGTCCCTAGATTTATAGT